GCCATCGCTCTCCTTTAAGAGTAAGGGGTGAGAATTAACCCACCCCATACCTGTATTAATTACAGATGTTGCTGTCCAACGAATCCACCATACTGGTGAAGACATTCTAAAGTACATTCTGTAAGAACTTCAGCTCTTTCAGCGTCACCAACTTTTGCAAGTGGTCTGCTCATTGGCTTACGTAAGTAAGCTACTTTGAACAAGTCCTCGTTAATACCAACGATATCGTAATTAGTGTCACCACTAACTGTAACGTGACGATGAGCAAAAAGTTTTACAACTTTAGCTGCATCAGCCTCGTAAATATCGATTGCATTAATAAGTCTACGATCTGATTGTTCGAAATTCTTTGTTGCTCCAGATGTGAAAGCAGAAATCTTACGCTTAATATACATCGGTGCATATACTGCGTTTATTTCTGTTCCATTGTCCCAAACATCTTGTAAATAATCATTAAGGATATTCTCGCTTAATGAAATTCCAGATTGGGCTGTTACTAGAGACAACCAATTTTTAATACCTCTCAACTGTCCGACTACTGCTGAAGCACCACATGCTAATGAACCACGCATCACTGCGTATTCCATGTCATTCTTCAACATCTTTAAAGCTTTTGTTGCTTCATAAGCTAGACGGTCATTAAAAGCCGCAGTATTAACTGCTCTTTCTGTATCTGATACTTGGTATCCTTGACGCATAATCTGCGTATAATTAATTAACCTTGAAGGGTTAGTAATTGTAGGATATGAAGCATCAGCACCTTCAGCATAAGCGTTAGTCTTAACTGCTGATAATGTATCTGTTAGCCATTCATGTCTCTGAGCTTGAGCAACACCAGTGCCTAGTCCAGTTACAAGTTGGGTATCAGTTGGTGAGAGGTTCGTCAATACGTTAAGTAAATCTTCACGTACTGCATTGTCTTCGTATGAATATGCTACACTTGACATTTTGAAACCTTTCTATTTTCTGATAATGCCTGAATCGCCAAGAATACTCTTCATGGCTTCGACACTATCTTTAACTTTTCCTGTTAATCCTTTTTGAATTGCAGCCTGTCTAGGATTCACAGTAGCAGATTGGGCGCTTCCAGAACCCTCTATAAGAGTTTTCTTTTGTAAGCTTTTAATCTGTTTACTTTGTGCATCTAGCTTTTTAGCAACAGCAGGGTTCTTAGCCCTAGATAAATCTCTAAATGCCATCGCCTCAGCAACTTCTAAACCACGAGGGTTATTTGAAATCTCTGGGTCTTTCATATAAAGATTAATGCGTTGTAGCAATGGACTCTTTGTGTTCCAGCCAACAAAATTGCCAGCTCTATCTTTAAGGACGAGCTCTGGATTACTGTTGATTACTTTCTGGTAAGTCTGTTGCTTAACTTGCTCAACACGAGTTGTCTTTTCTTTCTCTTCGAGAATACTTTGAATCATTCCCTTTTGTTCGGCTTGTTGCATTTTGCGAATTTCGCTCTTTGCCCAAGTTCGATGTCCAGGGTCTTCAGTAGTTTCTGAAAAACTTTCAAGTTGGTCAATCGTGTATTGCTGTTGTGGCTGTTGAGCCTTGCTTTGAAGTTCGACCAATTTATCGATCTTATCTTCTAGCTTGACTCTCTTCCGTTCGGCTTCCATATAACGATTCTTAAATGGAACACCCATCTCATCAACATCTTCGACAGGAGTGATACCAGACTCCAGGGCTGGGGTTGATTCGATCTCAGAAGTTTGCTCTATTTCAGGTTGAGCTTCCTGTTCAGGTTGGACGACTTCCTGCACAACATCCTCTTTGACTGGTGCTTCGGTAGCAGATTCCTGCGAACCAGTGATCGCTCCTAATACTGCTTTTTCTTCTTCGTTCATTGTTTCCTTTTTTGTTAGTCTTATTAAGCAGACTAAACTTTCTTTATTACACCCTCTTGTTATGCCCTCGCTATTTTACTTCTGTTGTATACTTCTTATCGTTCCAATCAAAAGTTTTCTTTTTAGCTTTTCTTGCTGTAGCAAATGCTTTGTCGAATGAGTCGTTCAATTCTTTATTTGACGTCTTTACTTCATCACTAACTGCTGATGGTGTATTCTTTTGATTTGGAGTTCTAAGTGTTTCTTTAGAATATCTATGCCCAGAAGTTCTTTTAGTTTCTGGATAATACATTTCCCATTGCTTAACTTTCTCAGGTGAATCTAATTCACCCCAAACAGGTTTTGCTATTTTATCATTATAGTAATGATCTGCTCCACCAGTATTATCTTCAATAGTTCCTCGTTCAACTCCAGAAGTAATTTGGAAAGCTTTTTTTAAATATCTAGCCTCATCTTCTGTCATCTTTCCAGAAGCAGCTTTCATAAACTCTTCTCCACCATATCCTGTGAACTGGTCTGGAGATGAAACTACATCATAAACATCAGCACCAAATCTATCAGGATTTAATGTTCTGTTCTTAATAACATTTGCTATCCCTGTAGCATCTGAGGTAAATCTTTTCATATTTGTTTTATCTGCTTCTGCAAATAATGTATATGCTGCTATAACGTGTGGTGGTAATGTTCTATCAGGCGGCATCATAATCCTTTTCTACATTCTCAGGGTTTCTTCTTCTATCTAGTTCTTCTTGTGCTAATTTCCATTCTTGAATATATCCTTCTTTCATATTCTTAATTTGATTAGCTGCTAGTTTAACAACTCTCATTTGGTTTAATTTATCAATATCGTATTGATCTTGCCAACCATTATCAATATTAACAACCCAGTTATTTGCATCTTTTAATACTGTTAGCCATAGTTGATCTGTTTCTAACTTCTCAACTACAAATTGGCATTCTTTGATTCTTCCAATTACTTGGTCTTCTGTTACTTCTGAATAATACTTTTTCTTTTGTTCTTCCCAATATTTATTCATAGTGCCCTCTCTTTGTTTTATTTAGACAGCTTTGCAACTTCTGCTAGTTGGTCAAACTCTAACTCTTCAGTCCTGTTATTCTCGTTTAATTCTCTACCTTGAATATCTGGCTTAAGACCCATGCTTTGAACTACTTGAGCCATTTCACCATCTGTTAAATCTTTAGCGTTAACTCTCACATCTGCCTTTTGTGGTTGTGGTTCTGGTGGAATCATAAATTCTTCTACTCCGTCTATGTCCATCTCTTGCATTGCTCTCATGCGAGCATTGTTTACAGCTTGTGGGGATACTAGACCCATCTGAAGAGCTTGGTAAGTATCTTGTAGAATCATTTGGGCTTTTTGAAGTCTGACCTGAGGATTCGTGTTTTGGTCATTTCCACGAATAGTAATAACATACTTACCTTGCAGCTCTTCTTTGGTGAGTTTAATCTTTTCACCTTTTTGTAGATTCTTTCCGAAATACATAAATTCATATTGGTCATCTCCATACTGACACCATAAGTCATATATGAAATTAACCAATTCTCCAAACTGTTCTCTAAACATATCAGCATCTAGAGAGAATATTTGTTGCATGGATTGTTGTTGTAATCCAACTTCATTAGCAGTTCTAGGTTGTCGTTTATTAATCATAGACTGGAGTGAATAGTCTACTTGTCCAATTAATTCTTCAACCTTAGTTTCTAATAACATCTGTTCACGCTCATAAGAATATTCCACGTTAGGATTTTGCTTATTGATCGTAGCAAATGTGTCTTGCAATGGTTGCATACCGTGAACTGGTAAACCTTGTCCAAACATAAACTGTGTTGTATTCTTTCCTACCTGTCCTGCTCTATATAGAAACATAGGAGAATTAGCCATCGTCTGATAATCTAACTTCTGCATATGAGTAATGTCAATTTCTTTTACAATGTCTTCAATTAACTCTGGAATACCTCTATGAGAAAACCATCTGTCATCTATTAGTTCATAGAAGAATTTAATGAATGGAACTTTACCTGAAAAGAATGGTAATGTAATCTTTCTTAAAATATGTTTAAAGTCTGCTGCCATAGTAACAACACACTTTTCTTTTTTACCATCATCATTGATATCATAGTAACAATAACATTCCCAAATTCTTACAAGTTCATCTCCTGATTGAAGTCTCTCTATTCCCTCACGTTGATCTTTGATAGAGTCTATATTCTTATCTGTTAGATCAATAGATTGTTTCATAGAAATCTCATCTGCTGCTAGTTTATTCCAGCCTTTTAATTCTACATTATTCTTGACTTGCTCCAATGGCATTAAGAACTCATGGATAATATAATCACAATCTTGTGGGTTGTATCCTGAGGTGGTAGGAACGTAGATTCTTTCAGGTTCGCACAAAGCAATATCTGGATGATCAGCAATAATGTCTTGAACATCAATCATAATTTCATCTTCACCAGCTAATAACTTATCTACAGCATCTAAAATAACTTCTCTATTATCATCAGCAACTCTTCCACCCATATCTACACTAAACTTCTGAATAATAGCTTGTGCTATTTCTTCAGGTTGGCGCATAGGATCAAATATCCATTGTGCTTCTTGGACTGAAATATCATCTAACTTTAATTCTTCTTGTCTTGTGGTTATCTGTACTTTCCAATAAGGTTTTAAAATATAGAAACCTTTTTCTAAAGTCTGATCTACAGCAATTATTAATTTGTTCTTAATCTGCATTACGTTCATACAAAGATGATCTAAGAACTTCTCAATCTTTTTAGCTGATTGCCAATTACCACTTGGTGATGGAGTGACCTGAACTATAGGACTGATACCAGTTAATACATTTACCAAAGCTGCTTTTAATTTTCTTAACTTTGTTTCAATCGTAGGCATACGGAGATTGGCACATCCTGAGAATGGGAAGGTTTTATTCTTCTTGATTCTCATGCGCATCTTATGCCATTTCTCTTGGTCTGTCTCCCAAGTAGAAACCCATCCCTCTACATCTTCTTTCCAGCCCTGTATTTTATTAGACAGCTCATCATCACTAGATGTCTGTGAACTCATGTAACTTGCTGGTTGAGCTTCTTGTTTAAAATATTTTATTGCCATTTTTTCCCCTAGTATCCGTAATTGTTTCCAGTGAATATTTTTTCACTTTCAAGTTTTTCTCCGTATCTACCTAAATTATCTTCTGGTTCTACATGGTATGGAGTTATGATTTGTTCTGCGTATGCCAAAGTATCTACAAGATCATCATGTCTTGAAGCACCAATGGTTAATAGCTCATCTCTAGCTTCGAAATGATTTTCATTTATATAATATCTGCCCTGTTCGAATAAAGGTTGTAAAGCAGCAATAATTCTCATCTTCTTATTAGTTGCTTTAGCACCTGTGTTTGTAATGAATGTATTTTTAAGTTCTTGAAACGGAGCATATATCTTTCTCTCTTCTGCTCTCTTTAATACTGACTGATAGAATGATTTTTCTACGCCTGAGTTTGGAATACCAATGGAAGTGACAATTCCACGGTTCTGTTCGTACATATTTAAAATAGCATCAATAAATTCACCCTGAGGAGCATGCGTACGAGTATAATGTGACAAATATCTATTATTGTTTTGGTCGATAAGAACTAATGAAGCTGTTTTCCAATCTGCTTTCTCATCTTCTGAATATGCAGGGTCTACACTAATGACACCAGAGTATTGTTTAGGTAATTCTGTCCAATATCTTATTTGCTCTGGTTTAATCGGAGCACTTCCGTCAGCCATAGGATTATTCATAAACTCACTTGCAAAAGCAAATGAACCAATCTCAGCTTTACGTTCTTGTAACCATTTGTGTGGTCTACTCTCACCCCACAGCTCATGTCCTTCTTCTTCAATCCCGTCTACGTATGCAGTAAGTCTTCTTTTAGTCCACTTGTTTGGGGACTCAAGCAAGTCATTCAATACTGATAAATAGTGGATGATTGTGCCGACCAGGATAAACTGACCTTCTGGCAATAGTGTGTTTAAACAGGCTTTGAATAGCCAATTCTTTAATTTCTTTCTTTGATCTTCAGATTGGACACTTTCATCTGTTTCAATATCATCTAAGATTAAAACCTCAGGTCTAAAACCTCTAATCTGACCTCCAGCACCTTTAGCTCTGATTGAAACTCCATTACTTAGTATAATATGTGATTCTGTCCACTTACTTGATCTCATATCTCCAAATAAGTCTATAAACTTCTCATCTGATTCTATACATACTTTGATTTTACGTAAAAGATCTGTTGCTAGGTTCTCTGAAGCTCTAATAATACAAATATCTTTAACTTTTTTAAATGTGGCTAGCCATGTAGGATAGAATACACTACAAATCATACTTTTAGCAAACCCTCTAGGAGCTGCTAAGGCTAATCTCTTCTCATTTATTAATAAGTTATATATATCTGTATGGAATTTAGGTATCTGACCTGTAATATAGTCCCCAAATACAAATAATATAAACTTTTCAAAGTCTTCTTCAAGTGTTTTTGCGAATACTTGTTTCGAGTTTAAACCCTTCGCTAACAAGCTTGTTTCTGATGTATTCATTTTCCCATTTCTTTAAACCTAGTCTCTTAGCAAGGTCTGATGATTCATACTTATTTATGTACTTCTTGTACAAACCTATTTTATGAGCAAACTCACTTCTCACATTTAGAACCTATTTTATATGTTTTGCGTTGTGCAAATTCTTGCTTCTTTCCTAAGTTCCAGCCTGAGACTGGTCTTAAGTATCCCACTACTCTTGAATAGACCTCACAGAGAGCTTTCTTAATCACATATTCACAATCATGGCAAACAAAATAATGATAATCTTTTTCATTATCTCTTTCCATTAGTTGCATATCTTTATTACATTTGGGGCATAAAGTCTTTTGTGTCATCTATCTCCTGTAAGGCTTTTTAAAGGTCTTTAGACCTTAGGTGTATACTATGGTGGTTATGGGCTAAACGTTGCTTAG